AAACATGCCTCGCTACTCTTGTGGAATTTTACTTATTTTAGACCTTGAACGGTCTTTTGGTTGTTTCGAAGATGTGGCTGTGCGTTTTGAGGATTTGTTCCGTGGCACGGAGGGCTTTGATGCTGATGGGAACCTGGTCGTAATTGACTATGGTTACTGTCTTGCTGGGGGCCTCGTTGGTACGAATCACCTTGCGGGAATGCTGAGTAGTGCTTATAGTGCTTTAGCGTTCGATGAGTATGAAGAGTTGGTAGCCTCTGGTTATATCGGTACTGGGCCTATCTCCAATCGTCACGTGGTTTTCACGTTTGGCGATATGGGGTTGGAGTCCAATCACTGGTATGTGCGGGAGAGTGAAGTGACGGTTGACGCCGTTCCTTTTCCCCAGTTGTGGGGTGCTGCCAGGTCTGGAAGAAAATCGGTCGCCCATAAGTCTAAGTCCAGTGTAGTTGGTCTTAAGCCTATTGTTGCAGAGAAATGGATAGATGATAAGGTAGTGGTAGAACCTATCTGTCCAAAAGTTGTTGCGGATCAGGGCAACAACCCGCATTGTTACGCTGCAGCAGTCCGCAGGGAGGCTGAGCAGTTTGGGCTGGCAACAGCCCACGCTATGCTCGGCAAACCTGTTTTGGACTTGGTGGTGGATGTTGGAAGCTCGGGGATGCGATTGAGTTCGTATCCACCAACTAAGAAGGTCTTGCTGTTGATGCCGGATCTGATTAGTAGGGACGGGGAGAGGTACGCTAGGGCTGTCAAGAAACTTAAGGTTCAGGCTGATGGTGGCTTTGTTGTAAAACAAAGCACCCGCGTGATGTCTGGATCTATTGAGAGATCTTTGATGAAAGATGTTGTTATACAGCCTGATGTGGTTCTTTTGACAGATGTGACTTGCCACTTCGGTGGCAAGTCTGACTGCCATTTGCATTATCGTCGTCTCCGGGACCTTATTGGGGGGGGGGCCGTTGCTGTGGTGAGCAATCACCACTTGCAGGCTTCCGGTGTAGGTTTTCATGGACAGGCTAGGTGGAACGTGAGTGGCTCTCGCGTTCGATTCGAAACCTTAGATGTTGATCATAAGTGGAATCTGTACGAGCATGACTTGCCCAGTGCCCACTTGAACACCGGAATCGGCGGTACTTCTTCCAAGAGGTTTGACCCGGCACTGGGTAGGGAGTTTGAAATTCTCCCTTCCCAAGGCATTTGGGGTAGGTGTGTCTACAAGGCTGAAACTTATCGGACTTTTGTTTACTACTGTAAAGGAGTTTACAATCCGACAAAGCTAAGTCTCGACGGCAGCTGCCTTGATTGGGTCGCCCCTTTGCGTTTGAATCCCCTAGACAGGGATTTGGCTGCAAAGTTGGTGGGTGCAGGTGCTTGGGATATGTTTGGGGGCAGTGGGTTGAGCCTTACGAAACCGGTACGGATATCAGAGAGGGAAGTTGAGGCATTTGACATGATTAACAGTCATGTCAAAGTGCTTGAAGAGTTGGACCCTAGGGTCACGCTTCCCATGGCTGGTACCGTTCACTTTCTTGATCCCTTATGGGATGAGGTTGGTATCTGGATTCAATGGGTTATTAAGCACAAAGTCCGTGCCGTTGTGGCTGTCCCCAAGGATATTGCTAATAAGTACCGCGATGCTCGTGTAACACAGGGTACATATGTGGCATTCCTAGAATTCGGTCTTTTAGACTTTCCCGTACCCGGGATTGTTAATGCAGCTCAGGCCGTTGCTGTTGGTCCGCCCGTCCCCGGGGCTGGCCAGTCGAAACCAGGGGGTAGTGTGCAGTCAGGAGTGGCTGCGCAGGGGGGGGACGACATTGGTTCTGTCGTGGATTCCCGCCCGGGTAAGAAGGTCTCCTTAGTGGTTGCAAAACGTGAGGGTACCGACGTAGATGCTCTTGATGTGGGTCATGCCGTGAGGCTGGCTACCGTCAAGGGTGTGGCTTTTGGCACGTCAGTTATATTGACGGCAGGCTCCAAAAGTGCCAAAGGGATGTCTAAGCATTACAGGAAACTGTTGGATCAGTTCCATCGAGAGTATGTGGCAGTGGCCGCTATTAACAGCCCGACTGAGGGCTCGTTTGAAGCGATCAATGCTCGACTCGTCGATAGACGGAACCTGCAGATTGTAACTGAGCGTCTTTTTGGTCCTGGGATGTTTGCTGATTGGTTTACTGACGTTGCCATCACTGCTTCAGTTCATGCTGATCATAAGCGGAAGGTGTTCCGCCGGTCTTACACTCTGTTCATGACTTCCATCACTTGGCTTAGTAGAGCTCTTGCAAGTTTCAGTTTCAAGCATCTAGTGCTTAGACCTGCTTGCTGGGTTCTTTCTAAGTTGGTTAGCGATGGTAAGGGCAAGTGGATTAAGAGGGGGGCTTGGGGTGGGAGTTGGGTTTGCTCTTTGCTGACCACCTCTTGTCTCGGGTTCGCCGCTTACCACTCTGTTGCTGGTTTGAGACATATGTGGCGGTCTAAGGCCGCCATCGTCTCTTTCGTTCCTGAGGACTTGAATGTCTACGGGTGCGTTTATCAGCAGCGAACAGGGCACTGGGTCGATCAGCCTGAGTTTCCCGAAACCTCAGAAGTGCAGGAAGTCCAGAAGCTGGAGTTCACTGAGGCGGTAAACTTTGCTGACAAGTCTGATTGTCGCAAGGCTTATTTCGGTACTGGCTACGTTGGTAAGTTCAAGTTTTGTGGCCGTGAAGTTGGCCTTGACCGTGCTGTTTCGTACTTGAGGACTGGAGGATGTTGTGCGCATCCAAAGGATCGCTATGTGCAAAATATCGGCGCTTACTTTTCTGATGGGCTTGTTCCTCTGTATCCGCAGAAGACCATGCCTGGCTGTGGGTGTACGTTGTTGGAAGCTACGGCTCGACAATGCACGGATCATGGGCCTACGTATCTCACTAAGCCGGGGGTTTGGATTGATTTGTTCAATACAACTAGGGATTATTGTTTTAACGACACTATCTCTTTCCCCTGGCTGGAGAACGAGCTCGGATCTGTTGCGTTGTGGCCTAAGTTTCCACGGCATTTGACACCCCTTTCAGCTGCTGAGTTAACTGACTCGGCTTCTGTTTGGCAGTTGTCACGTAAGACGTTGGCCACTTTGGCTGACATATTGCTTGACAACAAGCCTGCCACCGTTGGAGACACTTTTGCCATTCACTCTAAGATGTTTGTGAAGAACTATGAGTTGATGGATGACGTTGAGTCTAAAGAGTGTAGGCTTATCAATGACGTTTGCGCGTCTGATAAAGCCGAGTTAGTGCCTTGGTCTGCGGCCATGACGCGCTTTCTCAAGCAGAATGTTCCATTTTGGATTGGGGGTCGCACGCACCGTGATGAGGCTGCTATCATAGCAGCGTCTGTCATGGGGTGCGAGAGATACTGTTTGAAGAATGGTATCCCCAACAAAGTGGTTGCATACTGCGGAGATATTTCGCGTATGGATGGCAGCCAGTGTTACTTTGCTCGTCGCATTGTTTTGGATTTGTTCCGAGAGTGTAACCGTTCAGTAGGTATGCTGTTCCGGAAACACGCTTGGCTGAAGTCCAGTGCTCGTATGAACCATTTGACGGTCACGTTAGAAGTGCTAGGTACTATGGCATCTGGCGATATGGACACCACACTTAGTAACACCTTTTTGGTGCTCATAGTGTTGGTGCGTTATCTGCTAGACCAAGTTGATGCTGATGGTGTGCTTCCTGGTGTGCCCTTAGTCAAAGGCGATGATTTTGTTCTGATTTCGTGGCTTCCTGCTCAGGAAGACGCATTAGTAGACCATTTCAGGACCTATGGACTGAAGGTTAAGCTGGCGAAGCGCAACGCCCGCAGCATTGACTTTTGTTCAGGGAATTGGTTTCGAGTCTCTGATCAGTGGACGTTTGTTCGCAAGCCACACCGTGTGTTGAGTCGCACAGGTTGGGCGGCACTGCCTACTCCGTTATGCGGAAAGAACGGCGCCGCTTTGGGTGTTGCAAAAGCGTATTGTGCTTACGTGGAATGTTTGGAACTGCCGGTTTTGTCTGTGGCGACGGCTTGCATGCTTAGGCTTGCGTTGAAAGCGTTGTCTCGGTTCCGCGCGTCTGCGTTAGGAGATCCCATTGATTTGGAGAATGTCATTAGGGTGACCACGGGTCAGCAGAAAGTTGAGTTTGATCGCAAGTTTGATGAGATAGGCCAGACGAGAGAGAAGGCCTTGGCGAATTTGCGAGCTTTTGCTCACCGTTGTGCTGATTTGGGGGTTTTAGTTAATGATGAGCTGCGCCCTGTGTTTGCCGATGAGTATGGACTTGATGAGGATGAACAATTGTTGCTGGAGGAGTTTTGCATGCGTCAGACCACCTTTGAGTGGGTGGTCACTCCAGTTATCGTTTCAAGCCTGTCCAAGCTCATGAACTACAAGTAGTGTTCTTTTGTCTTACCTTTTACTACTCTGTTACTCGACCTTCTTTACTGTCGCAACCTTAGGCAAGTTGTTTATGTACTGATTGTATTTTCTGCCGCTACTAATGTTAGGTTTCTATTGTGATTCCATCCTTTTGGACTGGTGTTTAGTTTTCCGGCTTAGGCTCGTTAGTGTCTTGG